CACATAAATATATGCGTGCTTAATGGTAATGGAAACAAAAGACCTTTGTGTCAAGAATGCAACAGTAAGCCAGCGGCCTACAATTACAGGCGTGGTGATAAAGTTTACTATAGGAAAAAATGCGATGCATGTATTAGAAAAACAAACACGTCAAGCATCACCACTCCTGCATGGCAAAGGTCAGGATATCAAAAAAAGAAGTCTTGTGAGATGTGTGGCTTCAATGCACAACACCCTTATCAATTAGATGTATTTTATATTGATGCCAACATGAATAATAATAATGTTTCTAATCTGAAAACTGTGTGTGCAAATTGTAACAGATTGATGCACGCCAAGAAAAAAGGTTGGCGCCAAGGTGATCTTACTGCTGACTACTAATTTTACTTTTTATCTGTATTTCCAAGTCTGATAGGCTTGAATTGTTCTCTATTGTTTCATCAAATGTTGATTTTGCCCATGCCCATTCAGATGGATGTGTGTCTGTTGGCTCTATGTCTTCAGTAATATACTTGGAGAACCATTCTGGATCATCTCCTCTTTTTACACGCCACACGGATCCCCCTATGGATTTTATCATGTTTACTTCATTAGGGAATCTTGTGTCAGGCAGTACCCAATTTATTTCAGGATTGTCCTGTATCTTTTTCTTAACTAAACTTACCCATACTCCATCGAAAAATCCATGTCTCATGCATTCTGTCCCAAACACTTGTAGCACATGTCTTGGAGTTATATTGCGTCCTATTTCATCTGACCAAAATGCATCAGGGCGTTCTCTCCAGTCTCTTGATTGAGGTGTTACACCTTCGACCATCTGTCTTGGCCATTCAAACATTTCTGATACTGCATCCTTAAGTTTGTCTGCAAATGATATTTTTTTAAAATTATATTGGTCAATCAATATATCAGCCACTGTGCCTTTGCCAGAGCCTATGAGTCCACACATGCCTATAATCATTAAATTTATTATATGAGAAGTCTATCCAATTGTAAAGGATAAAGGCGTGCCGCCTTCTGCATAGTTGCCAATCTCTTGTTCCAACTTCTGCATTTCATTTAGGCCTTCATTTTTAAGTGCATCGCCGTTGAGAGGTGTGCCACCTTGTGGACCTGCAATTGTTTGAAACTTGGATCTTGCCTCACCTAATGTAAATTTAGCAACTGCAAGTGTGTATTCTCTAATCCAAGGCTTTGCATAGATGTCACTCAGTAAAACAAAATCTGGTCTATAGTTGTATTGTTCAATCAATACTATTTCTTTCGAACGCTGTCTTCTAAAAATGTTTAATCTTCTTGTTGGTTGGTCAAATTTGAAGTTTATAAAGCCACCAAACATTCTTGCGACCAATTCTTGATATCCTGCGAACATGTTATAAGTTGCAAGTCCGCCAATCCTACCAGTTTGTAACAGATACACATTTGTATATGCCAATTCAAAAGGATCAAATGTTGTGCCTCCTTCAGAAGATGAAGCGCCACCTACTGTTCTTCTATATATTCTAGTGACATTAATTACTTCAGCTGGTAAAGTGTATTGTGTTTGATTCTCTCTCAATTCCAAGAATCCATATGATTCTTCAACTGAATTTGAGGATCGCTGTCTGAATTTGTCTACAGCTGATGTAAATGCCATTTCCAAGTGTGAAGGATCAAGTTCGACTTCAATCATCCCATCACCTAGGCGTGTTTTTACGTAGTCAAAGATCTCTTGCTTTGCTGTGTTGGTTTGAGCATCTGTGGCAGAAGATAATGCAGTATCTGGCATGTGTGTATTTATAGCACCATAAATATGTAAAATGCCAAGACTATCATTATTCAAGCCTGAAAAAGGTAATGACTTCAATTTCATTGATCGCAACGTAGGTGAAATGTTCCAGGTGGGCGGTACAGATGCCTACATACACAAGTACATATCACCTAATGATCAAGGCGAATTAAATGATGCTAGCCAACCACAAAGGACTGGAGATTCTCTTAACGAACTTGCAATTCAAGACATGTTGTTTTTGGAAAACAGAGATAGGAAATATGATCCTGATGTGTATCATACACGTGTAATTTATAATGTAGGCGATATTGATTTTGATCTATCACAGTTTGGATTGTTTTTACAGAATGATCAATTGTTTATGACATTTCACATTCGTGATATTGTTGAAGCACTTGGCCGTAAAATTATGGCAGGTGATGTTATAGAACTGCCTCATCTTAAAGATGATTATTCTTTAGATACTAATGATTCAGAAACAATAAAAAGATATTATGTTGTTGAAGATGTTAGTCGTGCAGCTGAAGGGTTTTCAAAAACATGGTGGCCTCATCTATACAGGGTCAGAGTAAAGGGAATCACCGATGCACAAGAATACAGAGATATCTTAGGTGACAAAGATGAAAACACATCACAAAAAACCAGAGATAAAGAACTTGAAATAAACCAAGCAGTGTTAGATCAAGCTGAATCTGATGCACCGCAGTCTGGTTACAACACTAAACAGCTTCATGTCATGCCAACAGACGAAGAAGGCAAAGTTGCTTTGGTCACAGTCGATGATGATATACTTACAGATGAAGGCAACATTTCTATGGATGCTGTTTACAAGTCTCCACAGGCAAATGGATATCTCGAAGGATATCTCACAGGAGATGCTATTCCAGCCAACGGAGAAACATATTCTTTTGGCACATCATTTCCTTCTAATCCTGTTGAAGGATTGTTTTTCCTACGCACTGACTACGCACCAAATAGATTGTTTAGATATGATGGCAGAAGATTTGTAAAAATAGAAGATGGAGTAAGGATGAATATGTCTAACACAAGCACACAGGGTACTACATCCAAAGGCACTTGGTCAGATTCAACTTCTTATGTTGTTAATGACTTGGTTAATTTTGGTGACGAATTATACGTTGCTAAAGCGGCATCAACAGGCGTTCGACCTGGCACAGCAGGGGCAACATCGAGTTGGAGACAAGTGAGAGAAACACAAAAAACAGGATTTATCAACAACACGAACACAACATCATTGGAAGATGGCACAACAACATCAGAGCGTGTTGCATTAAGTAAATTATTGAAACCAAAGGCTGACAACTAATGCAACATTTTTACGATGCACAGATAAGAAGATACATTCTACAATTCATTCGTATGATGTCTAACTTTAATTACATCACAGGAAAAAATTCAAAAGGCGCCAAAGAAACATTGCAAGTGCCGGTCAAGTATGGCGACATGTCAAAGCAGGTTGCACAAATTATCAAAAAAGGATCTGAGAACACACTTATTCCTGCGCCACAAATTTCATGTTACATCACTGACCTTAGATATGATAGAGAAAGAATGTACAATCCATATCACATAGACAAAAAGAATATCCGCGAACGTGAATTTAATTCTGAAACAGGTGAATACACTGGCGCTCCTGGACAAAGCCACACCATTGAAAGAATCATGCCAACACCATTTGAATTAACTTTTAACGCTGATATTTTCACCACAAACACAGATCAGAAATTACAAATATTGGAACAAGTGTTAGTGCTTTTCAATCCAGCTCTTGAATTACAAACCACTGATAATTTTTTAGATTGGACATCTTTGTCTTTTGTTGAACTTACAAATGTTAACTTTAGTTCACGTGCTATCCCCCAAGGGATTGCTGATGAGATTGATGTTGCCACGCTAACATTTAGAACACCCATCTTTATTTCGCCACCAGCAAAATTAAAACGTCTTGGCGTCATAGAAAAAATTGTTATGAGTATTTTTGATGAAGACGCAGGCACAGTTGATGTAGATGGCATTCTTGGCGAATCACTACTTTCAAAACAAAATGTTACGCCAGGTCAATTTGCATTGTTATTACTTGGTAATAAGATGACACTGCTTGGCGAATCATCAAAAAATAGCACATCACATGCATCTAACAGAGAAAATAGAGTGTTTCAATCGCAGTCACAGTTTGGAGCGAAAACAAACTGGACAAAACTTGAGGGACTATACAGTGAAAATGTAAGAGGCGGATTGAGCAAAATATTCTTACAACAATCAACTAAAAATGTAAATGGTGATGATATAACAGTTGAAGTTGAAGGCACCATTGCAATTGATCCACAAGACGAATTTACAATGTTATTCACTGTCGATACTGATAGTACTCCTACCAACACACTCAATCCAATCAACGCAGTCATCAATCCATTGACATTTGATCCTACTGGAGTACCTGTAGGCACTAGATACTTGATCACAGAAGACATTGGAAACAAAAAAAATACAGATGGCAAGACAGCTGCAGAAACAGAAATACATGCTTCAAGAACTGCACAACCAACGGCAGATACAGTGCCAAACTTTGCACAGGCATGGGGGACTACCATAGCATCTGCCAATGATATAATTCAATTAGATGATGCTGGCAACTGGGTGCGAGTGTTTGATTCTGATGAAAACACTCTGTTTTCAGATTCAAGTTCTTTCCAAGAAACACAATATGTTACCAATCTTCTAACAGGTGTGCAATTTAAGTGGATGCCGGATCGAGGATTTTGGGTCAAATCCTATGAAGGATTTTATGAGCCAGGTACTTGGCGATTAGAATTTTAGAATATAAAATATTAGTATGAGTCAAATTACAGCAACTGGCTGTTTGTTCTATGCCAAGACAACTAAAAGATTTTTATTTTTAAAAAGAAAGTTGAAACAAAAAGGCACTTGGGGTATGGTTGGCGGCAAATCTACTGCGACAGAAAGTCCCTGGCAAGGACTGCAGAGAGAAATAGTTGAAGAAGTTGGGCATCAACCAACAATACAAAAAACTATTCCATTAGAACTTTTTGTAAGCAAAGACACCAGATTCAAGTTTCATACCTTTGTGTGTGTAGTAGAACAAGAATTTATACCCAAATTAAATGGTGAACACTCAGGTTATGCATGGGTTTCAATCAATTCATGGCCAATGCCTTTACATGATGGAGTTAAAAAAACTTTACAAAGTAAAATAATCAAAACTAAACTACAAACTATATTAGACTTAATTGTTTGATTACATTAAAGTAATCATGATGTTGATTACACCAGTATCTGTGCTGTTGTGAGCTTCAATTGCTTTGCCAATTACAGTACCTATAGAAGGATTTGCTTCTGCTCTAGCTCTGCCGTTGCCAGCTGACACTAACAAATCTCCTGGTTCAATTATTCCTT